GATGTTTAGATCAACGCCATCGTGAGTGAATGAAACATTATCCACATTGTTCGCGGCGTATATTTGCAATGCCGCACCAGCTTGTACTTGTACCGTCGCCCAACCAGCTAGTTGGAAATTCGATAAGTTGATGGAAGTCATCGAGTAGCCCGTCGTGCCAACACCTTGGGCTGTCATATAGTTCAGCGGATTTGTTGTGCGTATTCTAAAATTATTCCCATTTTGGATTGATACATCGTTATCAACTACCAACCCGGTCGCCACGCTATATGTCAATGCCGCATCACTATCAATGTCGGTAGCTGAAGTGAAAACCGCAATCTGATCATTGAGCGGCGCACCAGATGCGGTGACAGTACCAGCAGCACCGCCACTCAACTGGAAGTCTGTTCCTGCATCATCAGAAAACCATAGCTCGTTCGGCGTTGCTGTCTTGACCCATAGCTGTCCGTATGTCGCAACAAATGGATCGGCTGTTGCTTGCTCTTTCATCTTGATCGGTTGGTTTAATCGAAGATCAAGGAACCCTCCAATTTGAAAAGGGATCGTATCAAACCGGGTGCCAGTAACGCTGAACGTGAAGTCTGTATTACCGTGATCCATGGTGACAGTAGTAGTGTTGTCGGTACTTTTGAATTGAGCCGCGCCACCAGCGTCGAGTTTTATGTAGTGGTTTCCGGGTCCAGTGAAACTCCAAAACTGATTGGCGGCAAGCGTAATCGTGGAAATTCCTGCGGCGATGTCAACGGTTGCCGCACCAGCGGTTCCTGTTATGTGTTGTAGGTTTAGATCGAGGTTCCCGCCGAGTTGCGGCGTTAAATCTTCAACCACATTTGCAAGCCCACCACCACCAGCGTTAGCAACCCACGCTCCATCTGCTTGTAAAACTTTTAACGCGGCAATCTCTGCCGCAGTTGCTTTCGGAACATACCCCGATTCACCATCAGCATTAAAAGTTCGACCAGAAATAGTCGCATCGAGCATATCCAAATAATATTCAGCCCCATTGATGTTGCCGGGCATTTGCATCAACACTTGAATATATCGAGGCTTTGTTGGTTTTAGATTTTCGATGCTCAACTCGATTAGATGAACTTTTTCAACCCATTCACCTAACGTTGATGTTTCATCAAATGTTGTCAGTCCACCAATTCCACCACTGTTCAAAATAATATCCGCATCGATCGCATCGCTTGTTCGGATAAATGTTTTCACCGTGGTAGTCCATATACCAGTACCAGCAACCGCATATTTAATTCGGTAACGAATTTCGATTGTCATACCTTGTATTGCTTCAACGTCCCAAGTATCAGGGCCGCGCCGAAGCAGATGCGCCGCTTCTAAAGTGATGGCGCTTCCTTCGAATCGAATTACATCAGTTCCTTTTGTTCCCGCTCCAGCCAAATAGCTTACAGTTCCTCCCCCTCCTGTTGTCGTAAACGACCAATATCCAGCGCCTAATCGAACATACGGATCGGCCACCACTGGCGGTTGAGGAACTATTGGAAATGATGTGTAAGTTGTGGTGGTGAGATTTGGCAACCATTCGGACACCGTTCCAAATTGATTGACCGATCGAATCCAGTAATAACGGATGCGATTGACTTCGCCACTCAAATCATAAAAGCATTTGGTTGGCGATGATCCAATGAGCGTTGCACTACCACGAACGTTTTCATAAGCCATCCACACTTCTACTGCTTTGAACGTTGCTAGCGGTGGGTCAACCCAACATGCGAGGACACCACCAACAACAGGCTCAACAGTGAAATTAGTTGGCGCTGGTACGCCTTGATTCACGAAGTCCAATACACCTGTTGGGCTGCGAACTGAATATTCACCTTCCGCTGGATTGGCCCATGCTGAATCCAATTCCTCAAGCATCGTCAACGAAACGCCGTTTTCTCCGAGCGACCATTCAGTGACAAAAAACTTTTCACCAGCAAATCCATATTCGTCAATTGTTAGCGTAACCACCGAGCCGGGTTGAATACGGAAGCAGGACATATTTCCTGCAAAAGAAACCACGCGCTGTTGCCGTGATTGTTTCAAAACAATAATGGCGTTTCGTTGCGCTTCATAAGTGTTATTGGTGGCGAGAAAATCGGCAACGATTGAACGCACTTCGCCACCATCTTCGGCCTCATAAGTTGGTGATCGTTGTTCGGGATATGTCGATGCCGAATAATCGCGCGATGGATCGATGAATTTTCCGCGCACTCGGTTGTATCTTTCTTTCGCGCCTGAATTGGCCTGAACGATTATTTCGCCGCCGAGATTATTTTCCGTAAGCGTCACATCTGCCGTAAGTGCTTTACCCGCCCAGATACGCCAAACGCCTTGAGAAAAAACCATTCGGCCCATCATTGATTGCAACAGCGCGTCGCGAACATCGCTGCGCCGTTCGTCGGATCGGAACGTCGCGTTGCATGTATATCGTTTCTGTGTTGCGGCAGTCGGTATCGGTACAAGTTCATCGCAAACATTTGCCGCAATAATGATCATCGGCCAATCGATGCGCCCCGAATCTTCCTGCATACCGAATCTGGCATCGAGAATAAAATCAGCCAAACACAACGCCGGGTTGTCCGACCATTCCCACGTTGCCGAATTTGCTAATCGATGCGCGCCAGCGCCGCCATTTGTTGAATCCAATCGTGGGTCATATACTTTTTTCCCGCGTATAACAGCTTTGATGTTTTGCGGTGCGCCTGTTTCAAACGCCGTGTTGTCGGGTATTATTTCGAACGTCCACGCCATATACGACCAGCCGCGTAATCGATGGTTTACTGTCCACTTCGCGGCGAAATAATTATCTAATAATACATCTTCGGTTTGCGTTGCCGTTCCGAATTGAAACGACACTTCAGCGGCGGCGGCAAATTTTCCACCGCTAATCAATCCCGTTTCAGTTCCACCAGTAATATCGGTCAATGGAATTGTCGTATCGTCCAAACGATATTCGACAACCGAATCAACTTCGTGACCCGTCAACGCAATTGCCATCGTCAAAAATTTGTTTTCGTTGCCTGTTGTGTTCGCGATGATCAGCGGCCCGGATAACATGTCCTGACCGTAAACGAACGCTTGCGGATAAATAGAATCTCGAACAGTTAGAAGTTTTTCGCGCGCGGCCGATGAAAGATCAACTTTCGGTGAAAACGCTTTGGCCGCAAACGCGAGAATCGCAATGCGCGCGACTTGAACGCCGACCCAATACCAACCCGCCCCGGCAGACCCGTAACCGACAACGGCTTGGATGAATACCCATATCGCGGTTCCCATTATGTTTTCCAACCAATCATTTTTGGATCAACTTTGAATCGGTGAATCGTCTTGCCGAGTTTGACTGCGACATACTCTTGCATAAGTAATCCAATTGTCGCGGGTTTGTCGAACCAAACAACGTCGCCCGGTTCCAACGAATCAACCGATACCGCTTCACCCATTGCCATATCACATGCAGCGCGCAAACCACCAAGTTCACGAAGTCGAGCCACCGCGCTTCGCCTGTCGCTATATTGAAGGACGCCCAAATAATCACGATTCCATCCAGCGCGTACCGCACCCGCCACAAACTTAACGCAATCGACTGTGCCGAACTTTTGATGAACCCCGGATTGATCATTGAAATATTCACGCAGCGCTTCCTCGTTCATCCTCGCTTGTCCCTTCGTGGCCCGCGTCTGCCCGGATTACTTGGCCCAATTGCTCCACTCCAAACACCTTGAGCGCCCCATCGCAAAGTTAGATCAGACATTCGATAAATATATTCACCACCTCGGTCGCCCGGATATTCTCGTTGCAAATCTTCGTCAGTAAATCGAACATCGGATGAAGTCAGCAAATTTGTTCCACGCGATTCCAACTGCATTTGTATCGTCGCATTATTTTTTGTGAACGAAATATTTACTGTGTCCATGTAACCCGAAAACAATATTTCAGGATCATCAATTAAATTGCCAGCCTCGTTTTGAAGGCCAATCATTACGTCAGCATCGCGCCGAAAATAATCATCGACAAAAGATTTGTTCACCAGCGATGCTGAAACACCAGTCAACATCAACGAAATTCCGATTGGTGAACCTTGCGTGGACTCGCGAACTTCGCCGTTGATGCCGCCGAAATCACCCAAACCCAAATATGTTTCACTTCCGAATATCGGATGCACCGCGATCTTTGGGCCAATCTCAGTATGAAACCGCTGAACGCCCGACGATAAATCCAGACGCACAAACATAACGATCCGCAAATATTGAGAAAGGAACGCGGCCTCATTCGTTGCTGAAATAGTTCGTTTGCTTGTCATTGCGTTCCGTAAACATCTTCCTGAAAGGTCATCGTCATTGTGGATCGTCCGTTGCTACCGGGCCGCGATGACCATTGCGACGACGGATCGCCAAGCATGAATAATCCTTGTGGTTTCGGCAGCACACCATCCTCAACCCAAACAGCGGCATTATTAAGCGGCGAGAATCTCAGCCGTGGTTCAAATTGAATCGTCACCAACCCGGCCCCCGAACTGTTCGCATCAGCCGTCGCCATTTTGAGTTCATGCTCGCCATTTACATCGATAGAGAAGTAGTCGCCCTTCCGAATCCAATTCGTCACCGATAAGCTGGCTGCGTCCAGATTGATTGTCGAGCCAGTCTGTGCAGCGCCAGCGACCAAAGGAGTGCCACCGTATGCGCCGCGCCGGGGATTATCGTAAACAGGCACACGCACACGATTTGCCTGTGATCGAAGCGCGGCAGTCAATCCCATCAGTTCAGCGCGACTATCGCCACGCGATTCGTTGAACGTGTACGCGAAATACCAATGCAAACCGCCACGATCAACCGTCTGTTTGGTTCCGCTTAACGGCGATTCGAAAACGCCAGTGTTGCCGCGCAATTCGATTACCACCCAATTCGGCGTAACAGAAAGATTGTAAGTCGTCATACGAACGCACCCCGATCAAAGGCATCTAATATTTCCGCTTTCACTTTTTTGTTGTTGTTTTCGAGAATGGGAACCAACGTCGCGGCAGTTAGTCCACCACCGTCACCGCCGAACGAATTGTTTTGTTCGATGTTGACTGATCCAAGCGGTCGGATTGATCCGCTTGCGCCGGGTGAAAATACTTCCGGGCCGCGCTCGCCGACCATCAATGGTTGAGCGGATCGCGGCCCACCGATTGCAGCGGGTGGACCTAAGCTGCGAAATCCAGCGCCAGCGGTGCTGCCACCGCCACCACCCGCGACACCACCAAACGAGGAAAAAAACGCGGTGAGTATTTTTTGCGCCAACAGGTTCGCGACCATCTTCCGCAACATATCAATGAAACCTTTCAACATTCCTTTCAGACCATCCTCGAACGGATCGAAAAGAAATTCGGAAAGTATGTCCTGCATGTTGCGAAACGCTTCGGATTGAAATTCAGTCATGTTCGAAAATATATCTTTGTTCACTTCCTCAAGTCGTTTCATTTCTGCTAAGTACGCATCCACCGCCTCTTGTGATTGTCGTTGCGCTGTTTCTGGACTCCAAAACGGATTCGTTTCTAAATTATTTCGAATTTCGGCGATGCGAAAATTTAATTCCTCAAGTGGTGTCGCAACTGATCGCGTGGCAGATTCGGCCGCAGCTTTTTGACCTTCCATAATTTTCTTTTGTTCATCAGGGATGCGGTTGTATTCTTTCAGGTAAGCATCGACCGCCATTTGTGCTTCGCGTTGTGCAAGTTCAGGTTCCCACAAACCGTTTGTTGTTAGGTCGTTTCGAATCTCCGCAATTCGGATTTGGAATTGTTCAAGTGGTGTTCGTGTCGCCGCTATCGCTGCATTGAACCGAACTGCTGGATCAACTGGTACACCCATATCATTTTCACTGAGTACGCCGCCAGAAGGTGTCGCCACCTCTCCGCTTTTTTTCAATCGCAATCTTTCTTTGATGATGTCGTTGTATCGTTTCTGAACTTCAGCGAGTTGCGCGGTCAGTCGAATGATTACTGGAAGTTCCTCGATTTCCTTTCCACCAGCAAGGTTCCCGCCTCTCGCTATGTCATCCTTGAACGCGCGCTTTTGTTCATTCAGTCGGCCTTGCGCTTCGTTCATCTGCGCATCGACTAATTTTAATTCTTCGTTCAAATCGGCGAGCGTTAAATTATCCAGATTGCGTTTTACACCAAATATTTCTGCGGCCCATGCTGCCCATTTCGGAATAGAGTTCGTTACTTTCGATGTGAGGTTTTCTATAAACCCGGCAACTTTTGTAATGGCTGGCGACACGCGCGCGGCGATTTGGTTTCCCAAACCGACGAACGCGGTTTTCATAACCAATATGGCATCGTTTGCTTTTTCGATGGCGTTGGTTTGTCTG